CAGTTGTCCAAACTTTTTCGCCATAGTTATATGTCACTACTCTGTCTATTTCAGTAGAATTAGCTTTAGTATAGAACCACATTATTTCTTGAAATAAACTATTATGAGCTGCAAATACTGTTTCACTTGCATCGTAGTTAATTCCTAGATTATCACTTCCTGTTGTGAATACAAAATCTTCAACTAAACTTGGAACAGAAACAACCGTACCATCAAATGCAAAGAATCCTCCAGAATCACCCATCCAGAACACAATACCTTGTGCAAACACTACTGCATGCTGTCCAAGACATCCGCAATTAGATCCAACTTTTCTAATACTAAATGTAAAAGGAGGACCAACAAACTGCATTGAATAAGCAGCATCATCTGTAAGAATTAATATGTAATCTTTCGCTCTAACTGCTGCGACTATCTTAGTTCCAGCATCTAACCTAAATGTACCAGCTGTATTTGTTGATGTTGGGGCATAATCGTTAAAATTTTCTTGATCTGAAAATCTAATTAACATTTTATCTTGTTGACCATTTGGTAATGTTTCAGTAGTACCCAAATGTATTAAATGTCTGTCTCTATCTGATACTATAGTCATAACAGATGTTTGAGGCATAGAAGCATTTATAACTGCCCTAGTTTGTAATGCATTTGCAGCTGACGGATCCCAAGTAAATGTAGGACCATTGTGCATTGTTGCAATTAATATTTGACCAAAGTTATCTAACGACCAGTTAGCAGGATCTAATCTTATAGCAGTTTGTACTTGAGATGCTTCACCCCAACCAACAAAAGTTGCTGCATCATAAACAACTCCGTTATCTGCATGCGATGCAGCTGTTGTTCCTTCCGCTCCTCTGGTTGCCCCAGTAAATGTAGTCGAAGTTTTCCCTGAATATGTAATTAATTCTGAATTAATTAAAATAGTACCTGTTGAAGCAAATCCTGTTGTTGAATCAACCGGAATTGTTGTAACTGCGTTATCTATACCACTAACTTGATTTATTGCTGTTTGAGTAACAGTAGAACTAAATCCTCCCCAATTAAATGTACCAAATCCATATCCATAAGTTTGACCAAATGGACCAAAATCATAGTAAGGATCACAAGTAGCAGTACCAGAAGCTGTTGCTGTTCCAGATGAAACTACCGGCATTGTAATTGTAAACGTCCCTGATGTAGGTGTGGTTATTACTTCGAAAGCATTTGTAAAATTAGCTAGTGAAAATCCTGTAGGAGGTGTTACTGAACTAAATCTTACAATTCTTCCAACCGTTAAACCATGTCCAGCCTTATTGACTGTAACCGTAGCAGATCCTGTAGTTGTGTTAAAGGTACAAGAAGTTAAAGCTGTATCTAATGGTGTAATATCATAAAATGCACCTTCAAAATAAATAGCTAATACTTTATTAGTGCCTATAGCAGCATATCTATTGCCGTCTAAATCTGACCATATCCATTGATTCCTAGCAGCTCCTACTAAAGTATCCGATAAGATCTCTGACCAACCACCTATTTTTTCAGGGTTGCCATAACGAAAACGTACATTATCTCCATCTATCCAGCGACCTTCCGCTTGAGATGCAGTATCCTGTTTATCAAATCCTGGTGTTACTGGTATTTTTTTTAAAGGCATAAGTTATTATACCATAAAAAACTACTTTATTACATTGCACTTGAAAGCTAAAGTGAGTCTAGGCCATCTTATAGTGAAAGCTAATCCTCTGTGAAACAATGAAGAATTAAACATAACTAATTGATTATTAATATAAGGAATTTTAATAATATCATTATTTTCTAATTTAATTTCAAATTCTCCTCCACAATTAAGTGAAGGACCAGGAAAAAATAAACAAGTCATATTACCATCATCTTGATGAAAATCACCATTCATACCTTGATGTTGTATGTTTAAATATACTCTTAAAATTTCTACAATGTTATAATTGTAAAAAAAATCATTTTTTAATTTGTATTTTAAAAAAAGTATGTGCTCATCATTACTAAGTGGAGAACTATAAAAATTATTAGATTCTTTTACTGAGTTTTTTTGAGAATAATTATCAAAAAAATGAGGGGTATGAAATAAAAACTTTTCATATAAAAAATTACAAAATATTGGCTCAAGCCAATTATTTATAATTTTATAATTTTGGTGTCCCAAGAATGTTTCTTCCATCTAATCTAAAGTCTTTAAAAGGACCGTCTTGATCAACATAATGTAAAAAAGTTTGATTATGATAATCACCTTTAAAAGAGTCTCTCCAATGTTCTAATTCACACCCTAAATAAATAAGTGCTTGTCCAGGTTTTAAATCAAAAGAATTACCGTCCATAAAAATTGGCCAAGATGTTCCATCGGAGCCTAACATTACTGTAACACTTACTTCACAAGACGGTCTATCTTTATGTTTTTTTAATTCAGCATTGTAAGTATATGTTCTCCAAAAAGCATAGGTAGGGAATAATTTTAAACCAGTTTCTTTTTCCATTAAATTTATTTTTTTATATAAAATAGTTTCCATTAATGGATCTCCATAGTACATTGTATCTCCATTATTATTTTGCATAAAATCAAAAGAATCTTTATTTGCTCTATGTCGAATTTGAGCATATGTATTCAACAAATCCACTTCTTCAGTAGTCAAAAATTTATCAACAAATTTATACTTAAAATCTTTTTTTAAACACCCCAACATACTACTGAATACCTTATTCCTTTCGTTACTGGATTAACTCTATGTGGAAAAATAAAATTACTTGGCCAAATCACAAGACTATTTGCAATTTTTGGTAAAGAAATTATCTCTTCCATTTTTTCATTTGCAAAACATAACTCTCCACCTTCGTAATCATTATTGCAAAAATAAATTAAACTTATTGTTCTTGGTATAGATGCGTGATGATCTGTGTGCCAAGTATAGAATCCCTTATCTTCGTATTTCAAAATACTTATATCTATTAATTCTGTTATTCCTGCATGAGGATCGTTAACTGTATCTTTAAAATATCTTTGAATATAATTTGTAAATGTTCTTCCAAGTAAATTAAAATAATGAGCGTTCGTAAGACTTTCTGAATTTACGTTTAAATTTAATGCTTTAACTTTTCTTACATTTTCATCTAAAAAATTATTTTGCCCTTTTTTCAAAATACCTGCTGGATTAAAATTTTGAGTATTAGCCCATTTAATTAAACTACTTAATGTCTCTAATGGAATGATATCTTGATATGTTCTAATGTAATGAGAAACGTCCATAACTTTTTAATAACAAAAAAATAGAATATTGTCTACTAATAATTATGGAAGATAATCACCATTAAATGGCTCTAAACCTAATGAAATATATACATGTACTGCGTACTTGTAATTATTAGACCAATTAACGTTAGTTATATTTAAATTCTCTAATTGATTAATTGCATTCTGCCAATAAGAATAATCTTCATCTGAGCTTTTTCTATTACTCAAAAATTCTTTAAATAATTTAATATCAGAATTTTTAGCAGAAATAAATCTTGACTCATTTAAGTAAACAAAATCTGGACTGTCATCTTTTCCCTCAGGAGCATCTTGTAAAACTATATTTTTAGAAGAATTCAAAGTTATTAATTTTTCGCTTTTAAGAACCTGCAACCATTGTTCTTCACTTATAACAAAAGATTGAAAAATTTCTGTGTCACTATAATAGTAATTTTTTACTTCATCGTTTCTTGCTAATTTTGCTAAACGATAATTACTTTCATTACCTACTAAATTTTTATAAAAAATTGCGTATCTAGCCATTATTAACCTTTATCTTTATTATCTTCATAAATAACTATAGCACCTGGACGTCCTTGAAAATCTGCATCCGGAACAGGCTGTCCTCCGTTAGGTCCTTGGCTTAAAGCAAAATTACCAGGAATAAAACCAGTGCCTATATAATAAGCAGCATAACTACTTCTACTTCTTCCAGGACTTGTAGTTTGTCTTGCATATAATGGTCCTAAACTTGGTTTTCCTATATACCATGTAAAGACAGGGGCTGGTTGAGCGGTACCGTCATTACCAGGTGTAGTTTCTCCACCTGTCGCTGTAAATGTAGTTGGCCCAACAGGTGATGTAAAACTTGTGCTTGATCCTGTGCCTTGTGTAGGTCCATTTCCTCCTACAGAATATGGTGCAGTATAAGTTGGTGCTGGTGATGTGTCATGAATGAAATAACCTATTCCTCCTCCTCCAGGACCTTCTGGTGGGTTACCTCTAATTCCTCCTCCACCTCCTCCAACAACAAATCCTGCAATTTTTCCGATACCAGGTGTTCTAGAATATGTTCCTGATGCTGGTCCTACAGCTGTTAAAACAGGATAAAAAGCTGAAGATCCTCCAGCTGCTCCCGAAGATGCAGAAGTAATACGACCATCAGCATCGACTGTAATAGTTGCTGTTGTATAAGTTGCAGGTGTTACACCTGTTGCGATTAATTGATTTGATCCTACAGAATCAGCTGCTAGTTTTGATTGTGTAATTGTAGATTGTGTAATTTTAACTGCTGTAACAGCATTAGTTGCAAGTCTAGAAGTTGTTACTGCATATGATGCAAGTTTAGTTGATGTAACAGCGAAAGAATTTAATTTAGCTGATGTTACTGCAAAATCTGCAATTGATGCAGAAGCAACTGTGCCAGACAATGTGCTTAAATCTGCTGTTTCAATATTTGTTCCATTTGAATATAATATTTTAATTCCTTTATCAGTTGTAGTCCAAGTAGCACCGCTTCCACTAACTGTTTTAAATTGTACTGTAAATGCACCTGTTGTACCATTTGATACAATCCAAGTTTTTTCAATTCCATTAGGAATAGTTACTATTTGGTTTCCTGTAATTGTTCCTGTTAATTTAATTACAATATTTCTTGCAACAGATAATGTCGGTGAATTTGCAATTGTTAATGCTGTAGTTTGAGCACCTCCAGCTATACTTTGTTCTCCATACCCAGCGATAGCTTGTTGGATTACGTTTAAGTTATCATAAGTCTTATCACCCCAAGTACCAGCGTTTACGCCATTGACCATTAATTCTATTATGAGGTCTGTAGAATAAGTTGATTCCATTTATGATCCTATATAAATATT